CCCTGGTAAGGGCGCCCGCGCAGTGCAATATCCACTAAGAACACAAAAGTGTTCTTTCCAGAAAGAAGGAACTCTCATCAGCCTGTCAACTAAGTCTCGATCACAAATCTCCCACATTCGTGGAGGAAATGTGGAGCAGTCTGAGTTCATGGGAACTGGCGAAAAAGCAAAATCGCTAGTCCCAAAAACTTGGACTACTCTCCGTAAAGGAATAGAGACTGACTTGCCAGGGACTCAGATTACTGAGTCCGAAGGGCATGAAAGATCCCGTAAAGATGGGAAATTTCATGATGGCGGTCCGTTTAATACGTACCGGCAGCGTTTCGAGGTAGGTTCCTCTGACGTTGCAATGAAAAAGTGGACCGGTACCGGTTGGTATCGGTACAACGGTCCATGTTTCACTCCATGGCCACAAGTGCCCGTTGGTTTTATGCCATCTTTCGAAGAGTACGGAGCGATTGATTTCGACTCCCTCGACGAGGATGGCGCAACCGCGATAGCACGTGTGGCTCCAACTAACCCAGTATCGAAGTTCTCACTCCTCCTAGGTGAGGTCAAGAAGGACGGTATTCCGTCTATTCCTGGCATCTTGTCTTGGAAGGATCGCACGAACCTCGCCAGATCTGCTGGTAGTGAGTATCTGAACTACCAGTTCGGCTGGCGCCCGCTTGTAGAAGAAGTTCTACAAGTTGGGGATGCTGCCCGTGGTTCCGCCTACATTGCTAAGCAATTTCAGCGGGACGAAGGCAAAAACGTGCAACGAGAATTTCGATTCGATGATGAGTACACCCAATCACAATCTACGTCTTCAACCTCTGGAGCTATTTTAAATACCTCCGGACTAGAAAACGAATTTCGTGATGGTGTTGGGGCAAAGCTCACTAAGACCACTGAGGTTCTTAGTCGTAAATGGTTTTCTGGTGCCTTTACCTACGCATTGCCGTCTAGAACTGACAGCTTTAGACGTATGCTTGGGTATGGTACCGAGGCCGAACGTATGTTTGGCATTCCTATTACGCCAGATGTTCTCTGGGAGCTTTCTCCTTGGAGTTGGGCCATTGACTGGTTTTCGAATGTTGGTGACGTTATTCATAACGCTACTAACTTCGGACTAGCAGGCCTGGTTATGCGATATGGCTACATGATGCGGGAAACTTCCCACACCATTACCCATAGCTTGGATCGATCCGGTTTTACCGGTAACATCCCTGCCCCCCCTGCCTCTGTGGTATACACTACCACTAAGACCAGGAGGGCCGCTAACCCCTTTGGATTTGGTTATACTGAACCGGATTTGTCCCCGACTCAGATAGCCATTGCCGTAGCACTTGGGTTGTCCCATTTGCTATAGTAATTGCACATAATGCAACCACTACAACGAGGACTAGTTCCTCAAAAAGGAGCAATGCCTAATGGCGTTTGCCGATCCGCAAAAAGTCAAAGTTGGAGCTACGGAATACACCTTGCCTCGGGTAAAAACCGAAGGTAAGGCTTCCGAATACTCCAACGACGACTCCACCGTTGACATGACGATCTCTACGCAGGAAACTCGTAAGGACCGTCTTCGTCATACGGTGCGGCTCGATAAGAGCAAGATCACTACGAACCCTTATGACACGACTCAGAACGTCGATGTTTCGTCGTCCTGTTATCTTGTCATAGACCGGCCTATTGCCGGTTTTACCACTGCAGAGCAGGAAGAAATCGTGAAAGGTCTAGTTGAATTCCTTTCCGCTTCAACCTACGCTGCTGTGAAAAAGGTGCTGGGTCGGGAGAGTTAGTTATCACTGACAATCTCGATATCCAACAGAGGAGGTCGAAAGCTAAGGCCGACGGCGAGCGCTCAAGTTTTGAGTTCTTGCTCGACATCCTGTCGCTCTCGCCCCCTCGTTCACATACCCGTGAGGGTATTGTAGTGAAAGGAGGCAATGTGCCGGATATTCCGGGACATGTTTTCCAGTTCCTCGGAGTAATCATGGTGATCTTAGTGATCATCATGCTCTTCTCCTTGGGTGCTCTTGGTGCATTGATGTTGCTTACTTAACCAGTAAGCACATCTTGCTCCGTAAACAACGTTAGGCTATGGACTGTACACCTCTATTAGGAGGGCACATGAAAAGCCTGATGTTGCTCTGGAATAAAATGGCTATTGATTTAGCCATTAGATGTCACACTAGCGCCACCATGGACATGAAAACTGTCCAGGCACGGTGCAAGCACGAGGGTCTATCGTTTCTCACGATAGCCTTACCTTCCTTCGGAAAGGCATTCCAAAAATGCCTTGATGATGGAAGTGTAGCTCCCAACTCTTTCCAAGGTTTTTCTTGGAGAGCAGGTCTCCCTGAGTTTCTTCAGGGTTTCCTGGAGCTTGTGTTTGACCGTAATACTGGTGTGTTGCTTGACGATCCAGACATAGAAGCAATATATGCTGTAAGGCAATTGACTTTGACCTTCAGCAAAGTTTTGCTTCCGAGCACTAGTGCTCGAGAGCAAGCAGCTATGAATGGATACGTTGAGTGTGAGCAGGAAGTGAGATGGAATGATGATATGGTTATGGAACCTAGCGATTATGCTGAGTTCCGACGCCTGTCATCTATTCTGTATCGTTCCATCTTCTCTCGTTTAGATTACAAAATCTATAACGAAGAAGTCGTGCCGAAGCACGGCCCGGGAGCAACTGCGGATAAACTTCGCGGAAACGCGAAGTATCTTCAGCGCTCATGGACGGATCGTCTCGAGGAAGTTTTCCATGTTGGAAACTTCCTCTTTCCTAATGTTCGCTATTTTAATGAACATTATGACGAGCTCACTTTCCTCGAACCCGGAGACGAGCTCCCTGTTAAGGTGATCTCGGTTCCTAAGACGCAGAAGACCCCACGAATCATTGCCATCGAGCCGACTGCTATGCAGTATGCACAGCAGTCTATTCTCGAGGCATTGGTCGGGGAGATTGAAGGACATTCTGTCCTTGGGTCTCTACTAGGATTCGCAGACCAAGGCCCTAATCAGGCTTTGGCTCGAAAGGGTTCCATCGCTGGAACCCTCGCCACGCTCGATCTGAGCGAGGCCTCCGATCGGGTCTCCTGGAAGTTGGTGCAAGAGATGGTTTCTCCTTGGCCCCATTTGCTTAGGGCTTTGGATGCGACCAGATCCCGCACCGCTTCTGTACCTGGCCATGGGGTAATTCCTTTGGCTAAGTATGCGTCTATGGGTTCAGCACTCTGTTTCCCCATTGAGGCTATGGTCTTTCTGACCTTAGTCCTTATGGGGGTTCAGCAGTCGCTCAACACCCGGTTCTCCAGTGAGCGTGATATATCTCGCTTCACTGGTTTGGTGCGTATCTACGGTGACGATATTATTTGTCCCGTCGATAGTGTCGATTCCGTGATCTACCATCTCGAGCGTTTTGGAGCTCGAGTTGGTATGGCCAAGTCTTTCTGGACTGGAAAGTTCAGAGAGTCTTGCGGTAAGGAGTATTACGATGGTTATGACGTTAGCTACGTCAAAATCCGCCGTTTATTTCCTCGCTCACGGAAGGACGTTCCTGAGGTAATCAGCCTAGTATCCCTAAGGAACCAGCTTTATAAAGCTGGTCTTTGGGGCACTACTAAATGGCTGGACTCGATACTAGAGCGAATGTTAAAACATTTTCCCTACGTACTCGAGACCTCCTCAGTTTAGGTCGTGTCTCCTTTCTTGGTCTTTATGACCATGATCGTGAACATGAGCACCTCCATGCTCCTCTCGTTAGGGGTTGGGTGGTGTCATCCCGCCTTCCAAAGTCAAATTTGGATGGTTCAGGTGCCTTGCTCAAGTTCTTCCTTAAGCGCGGCTTAGAACCCGTTGCTGATGTGAAGCACTTGGAACGTTCAGGACGTCCTCGTACCGTCGACATCAAAACGAGGTGGGCTCAGCCGTTTTAGAACGGTTGAGTGCGCGAAAGCGCTGGGGAGATACCAAGGTATCTTCCTTGGGACAGG